TACGGTTCAGGGCTGGGGCAGCGTCTGCAAACCAGAAAAGATGCTGAGACGCAGCGTGATGTATTCCGCACGATCATGCCTGAGGTCGAGGCTCTTCGTGAGGCCACTGCGAAGAAAGATTTCGAGCGAGGCATGGCCGCAGCTGGTATCCGCCAGAACATCAGAACCCGCGCCGCAATGCAGGAAAAGGCTCAGCAAGCTGGTCTCCAGGCAGGTCTGACCGCTATGCAGCAGGCCGGCCAAAACTTGGGTCGTGTTTATCAGTACCAGTGATATGACACCAGAAGAACTTTTCAGGATTCAGTATCTAAAGACCATGGGGTATGACCCCAAAATTAAGCTCAAAAAAGACATGGGAGGTCCTTCAAACATTTATGAAGGCTTCCTTGAGGGAGCTAACAAATTAATATATACCCTCAGCGGCGGCTCGCTGGGAACTGAGAACCCTTACAACAGAAAAACACCCGAGGAGCTTTCTTTAGAGAAGGCTGATGACAGGGTGCGACTTGCTAAAGCTGAAGAGGAATTCAGACAGACACTCGTACCCCCCACTCCCCCTTCGTCTACTGAGAGTGAGGTCAGGACTGCACCTGCACTCGACCCTGAAGGGACACAAGCCGCAACTGACGCGCAAATCGATTTTGCGACTCGGATGATGCCGCTCTATCAGCAGATGCGCGACATTGATCGAGCAAGTACATTGGCCCAGACTGCAGAACAGGCCAACCTTTTGTATCCTCTGCTGAGTCGATCTGCTTCAGAGGCAACGTCTCGCGCACTGGCCGCCAGTAAGGACTTCCTAGCTTTCAAGCAACAACAACCCCTGGCGCAGCAGGCCATTATGGAATCTAAGCAGAAGCAGATGAGTGGTGCTGCTGATGCTTTCCTCAAGGAAGCAATGGCAATGGCGACACAACAGGATGCTGCAAGCCGTTTCGCTTCATTAGGAACTGGACGCCGGTTTGGTTGATCTAAAATTACAACGTACGGGTATTTGTAATGGGCGGTAAAAAGAAGAAAAAGACAAAGGTCAAGTACGTTCCGGCCCCACCGCCGCCGAAGCCTACTCCTGTTCCGACACAGTCTTTATCGACGCAAATTGCGTTGAATGAAGCTAGTGCAAAGCAATCCCGCTTGAACATGGAGCTTGGAGCTCAGCTCGACCGTACGAATGCTGAGTTCTTCGCTGGCCAGGACATCCGCCGTATTCAATCGACTGGTGCTGAAACGCGGTTAACGCAGAAGCAAGCCGGTGAGATCGAGACCGGGTTGACCCGGGTCCGGGGTCAGGAGCAACGCGCCACGATTGGCGAGACCGGTCGACAGGAGCGACTCACAATTGGTGAAACTGGACGTCAGCAGCGGCTCACGATCGGTGAGACTGGACGTCAGGAGCGGCTCACGGTTGGTGAGACTGGACGTCAGGAGCGACTCACAATTGGTGAAACTGGAAAACAAACTCGACTGACGCAAGCACAAGCCGGTCAGATTGAGACTGGTTTGATCCAGACCCGTGGTACTGAACAGCGCAAAGCGATCGAGACCACTGGTGCACAGGAACGTTTGACCACGCAAACCAGGGGTCAAGAAGAGCGTGCAACGCAACAGACCATCGGTCAGGAGCAGCGTGCCACGGTCCGCACCACTGGTGAAGAGCAACGGAAGACCGTCGGAAAAACAGCAGAAGAACAACGTGCTACTGCGTTGCAAGCAGAGATGTTCCGGCGCTATAAAGAGAACAGGGATTACGAGCAGGCGCAAAGCCAATATCGGACATGATTGATTGGATTCACGAACTAACCGACAAAGACCGTGAATCCTTTCTAGCTTTTTGCAAAAGAGCCCGAACACCAATCCAGATCTATCTGTACGCCCGTTTTCTGGGGTTCACCGGAACGATCGTCGAATGTGACGAGTGGTCTACGGAGAACTTCAAGAAACGGGATTTTGCTGCTGTTCTGGAGATGGAAATTGATCACATGACGATGGACATCTCCAAGTTGCGAGATGCGATCGACATGGGGATGGTGAAGCAAGATATGGGTACATCACGCATCGCGATGATGCAGAAGGAGCTGCGTGGTTCGATCAAGCAGTTGAATGATGAAAAGGTATTGATGGACAAGCAAGGTTTGATTCTTGCTGGTGCTGACCGGGCACTTCGTGAGATGTTAACGATCTTCCGTGATGATCCGATTGAAGGTCCACTCCAGGAGGCCTCAATGGGCGTCTGGACTAAGATTTTGCAAGAAGAATCGTAGGATCCTTACGCTATGCTTTGTGCATGGCAGGTACAAGTATCTATAGTGTATATCGACGTACAGCACGTGCTGCTGCTCAGCAGCGTGTTGTAAAGAAGACGTCGAGCATTGATATCGAACGCGCACGTACAGATTTTGCGTATTTCTGTGATGTAGTCGGTGATAAGCCCCCTGCAACGCACCACAAGGAATGGCATAAGTATCTGTGTACTGGTGAGGACTCTGAATGTCTGATTGGTATCGGCGGACCGAATATCGACATCCTGGCGCCACGCGGTAGTGCGAAATCCACGATCTTAGGTTTGTACACAGCCTGGGCTGTTGGTGTTCATGCTCTGGCGCGGAAACCTTTGAAAATCCTCTACATCTCCTACACGGTTGATGTGGCACGACCCAAGAGCGCAGCAATCAAGAGGATCATTGAGGAGAGTAAGGCTTATAAGGAGATCTTTCCCACCGTTAAGATCGCAAAGGGAATCAACTCAAACGAATATTGGAGTATCGATTGGAAGTTTGCCGGGATCCGGACAGCAGGTGAAGAAGAGTTCACGGTCTGTTGTGCAGGTCTCAAGGGTGCGGTGACCTCGAAGCGTTCACACCTTTGCATCATTGATGACGCCATCAAGAGTGCGGATGACATCAAAAACCGGGATATCCGGCAAGCGATGGAAGATAACTGGAACTCAGTTATTGTTCCGACGATGTTTGAGGGTGGTCGTGCGATCTGTCTTGGCACCCGCTTCCGCCATGACGACATTCATAACTCCACGTTCATTCCAGCCAACAACTGGGTGCAAATCGTCCAATCAGCCATTTCCGTAGACAAGAACGGAGATGAGCAATCGTATTGGCCAGAAATGTGGTCGCTCGATTATTTGCGCGACCGGCGGCGCCAAGCCCCAATCGCTTTTTCTTTCCAGTACCAAAATCAGGTCGTTCAAACCAGCGAACTTTCTCTTTCTCCTGATTTGATCGTCAAAGGTGAAATCGCCACTCAATTCGATACTTTAGGAATCGGGGTCGATCTTTCTGCAGGTGTCAGAGAACGAAACGACTATACGGTCTTCGTGATGGGAGGGCGAGTGGGAGGGAAGATACACATTATTGATTGTAAGAGACTTCGCATCATGGGAAACCTTGAAAAATTAGAAGCTTTAATGGAGATGATGGAAGAGTGGGGTGTTGTACACAAAGAAAAAGATCAATATTTCCCTACAGGTAGCAGTATCGAAGTTTGGTCAGAAGCTGTGGCCTACCAGGCATCCCTGGAGGCAGACTTTAAACGTATCTGCCAAGGAGAACACGGTCTTTACAACGTGAACTGGCACCCGGTAAAAGGATTCCGTGGAGACAAGGTTGCTCGCTTCCGTGGCATCATGGGTCTCTTCGAGCAGCGCAAGATCACCTTTAATAAATATAGGAAATTCCAGGCACTTCAGGATGAGATCGTTAACTTTGGAGTTAGCTCTCACGATGACTGTGTTGACGCTCTGGTCTGGCTTTGTAACGGACTAATGACTAGAGGCAAATTGGAGTTAGAGTATTGACGATTTAAACTATATGTATTCAAACGCGATGTCACCCAGCTACTACGAAGTGGAGCTTGAGCAAGATGCTTATGGTTCTGCTGTCATCCCTCTACCGGATGAGTTGTGCCACGACCTCTCACTTCAACCCAATGAACGCTTTGATGTTGAAGCTGAGGACGGAGTCATTACTTTCAAACGTATAGAAGCTGGTTACGATATTGATCAGTAGACCTAACAAACAGAATGGGCGATAGTGCTAAATCACAACTTGAGTCTATCCTTAAGTCGGTAGTCTCTCGCGACAGTACAGGCCCTGCGGACACCATGTTGGTGAACGCGCACCTGTCCCAAATGAAGATGTTTGGGATTCGGCAGGGTGTCGAGTTCTACCCGCAGCAGGACAACTTCGGTTCACAGCGCTATGACTTCGTCCAGCAAGTCATCAAATTTAACAAGCTTGATGCTCGGCTCGATTCCATCTGGGATCGTTTCCTGGCTTACGGTAAGGGACTGTTCTATATCCGACCAACTCAGAAAACTTATCGTATTTATTGGTTCGATCGCGATTCTTACCGCACTTACTACTCTCCCGAAGGTGACTTAGAAGAAGTCATCATCATCTATCCATATAAGGTCAAATCCAAGAAAGGTTTCCAGGGCGTCGGCCTGAGCACTGATAAGCGTTACATGCGCCTCAGGATCACCGCCACGGAGATTCAAGAGCAGCACAGTGAGCAGGAGATCGGGTTCGATAATCCTGACCTGGAGTACGCATTTACTGATAAGAAGACTTTAAAAAACACAATGGAGTTCATCCCTTGTGTTGAGGTCCTGAACAATCCAGACGCTTTCGGTACTGACGGCTCTGGTGAGTTTGAGTGGATGGCGAACCAGATCGTTGCTCACGACGAGATGGTTAAGAACATCCGCGCCAACCTCTCGTTCTTCGGTAACCCGACGTTGCTTTCGTCGCGGCCTAAGCAAGACATCGTCGAGTACGACAAAGACACCCCTGGCCAGCGCCCCAGCATCTCAAGCCAATCTGGTTTCGAGTCTGAGTTCTCTTTATCCAGTTCGACATACAAGCAGGACCCGATCACCCGTCAATCTCCCGGTTACGTCGGGAAGCCTGGTTCTGGTATGCGTGTCCCCAGGGTCATCGCCAACCTGGAGCCAACCGATCGCGTCGGCTTCATCACACCGAATGCTGTTAGCACTGACCAGGCCCGTTATGCCGAGCAGCTGCGTAGTGAGATCCGCCTTGCCTTGGGTGGTATCGATGACCTGAGCATTACTAACGTCACCGCTACTGAGTACAAGTCTGCTTATGGCCGGGTCAGCGCCACTGCCAAGAAGAAATGTCTTCAGCTTTATACCTATGGCATCTGTAGGTGCCTCGAGCTGATCATTTTCCAAGAAGAGCAGATTTTCCGTAAGTCTCTTGCTTACGCAAAGAACATCAAGTATCCGGAACTTCCCGAGGATCCAGACGATAAAGCTCTCGAGAAATTTGATAAACAGAAAGCCAAATATGAGCAGAAACTGCAAGCGGCTATTGATGAGGCCATCGAAACGGAGGAACTTCCTCCAGGTGTCTTAGGACTTGCACCAGATGGTGACAGGACTGTCCTTTGGCGCTGGATGGGTCCTGTGTATGAAGACACAACACAGGATAAACTCAACCAGTCTATCTTCACCAGAAACTTGCAAGAGTTAGGTGTTGATAGCATTGAAGCACTGAAGTATCTATTCCCTTCTAAAACGGATGACGAGATCGCGGGCATGCTCTCCGGTTTCCCATTCCGTGTGGTAGGGGAAGTACAGAGGGCTTAC